CCGCAGCTCCTGTGCGAGCAGGTGATAGCAGTGCGCCATCCCCGCCACGAACTGTTCATTATTAGGTGTCATAGTTTCATCTCCGCCTGCATAATCTTCGACATTGTTGCCTGCGCCATGATCGTCGATTCAATCACACGCAACTTCGTGCGAATACGATTCACCTGCGCCTTTTTCAAATCACGTTCCAACCGGGCATCCGCTGACGCTAACTTCGCGACCGCTTGGCGGTCAGCGACCGACCCTGTTCCGCTAATAAACGAATGAGCCTCCGTCGTGTCCAAAGTATGTTCCGCGTGAGCCAAATCAATTTCAGCCTGCGCAAGTGCATCAACCCCTTTCCGATTCGTCGCCGTTAGTTCCTGTAATTCGTGAAGTACGTCTGACGGAATCATTCAACGCCCCCAATCGCTCAGCCAATTGGATTGACCAAAACAACGCCAACCCATCATTTTTTGTTTCCATCGCTTCCCGATACGCTTCCGCTAGTTCCCGGATCGACGCTAGCAGAACTTTCCAATCGTTCCGCATATGCTTTGACCTTTTCCAAATCGATGGTTGACGCGCCCGCGTCTTTCGCTTGCTTCCATAATAGTCGCAACCCATCCACATCGGACATTGATTCGGCTTCCGCCATCCAGTTCCGACCAACCGGCGTCACCGCCGTGTTCGCTTTCTGCATTTCGGCTTGCGACGGACCCTTTGATCCCGCCAACGCCCAACGTAGCGCGCGCCCCAAAGCAGACGTGTTTGCGTTCTCCAATGCTGATGTCGTATTGGCGCCGCCAGTCCCATCGACTTCAAACGCCCATTCGGTTGCCTTTGGCAAATCATTTGCCTGATCGCCCGCGTTCAAATACACCCGCGCTTCGACAACCCACGTCGACGCAGCGCGATCCTGCGGTGTCGTGTGGTTCACAATCACACAACGCAAGTCCGGGAATTCATCCAACGCCCTAGCGTGTCGCGCTTCTACGGTTTCGTAATTGTCCAGATTGAACCTAGCCATTTTGTACCCTTCCCCACAACTTGTTAGCCGTGGCAATCAATTTGTTGATCATTTGTTCGTCACGATCCATCATCATGACCTTCGCATCGAACCACGCCGGTGCGAAATTTCCCGGTTCGCCAACACGTTGCATCCACGCAAACACGCATTGACGCGCCCCGGTGACATGTAACTGCCATTGAACTTGACGGCGGCATTGGATCGGAATTTTTCCATCGCCCCAATCCTTCCCCGTCGTTTTGATTTCCGAAATCGTTTCATGGTCAATTGACAATCCATCCGGTGTCGCCAAATGCCGGGGTTGATCCACGTGCCGAATCAACCAACTGTTCGGCATGATTCCGTGGGACCGTTTGATTTGCAACGCGATGATTGGTTCCCAATCGCGACCGAACTTCATGAATGGGTTGTCCGTTTCAATCCAATCCTGTTCGTAATCTTCAACCGCCTTCCGGAACGACCCTTCGCCAGCGTCAGCGCGTGACACCTGCGTTGCCGTTACACCATCACGACGCGCCTGCAACCACCACGATTCGTCCATGTCTTTCGAAATCACAAATCTGTTTGCGTCAATCACACAACGGTCCTTTCGCCTTAGCCATTTCGTAGGCGTCACGGATGACATTTTCATCCATGTTTTTTTTCACTTCATCCAAATTGGATTTTGATTTTTCCCAAATCGCCCCATCGTCCGAATACGAATCACACCAACAACGTCGGATCAATACCGACAGACGATACGCGTCAATGTTTGTAATCACGATTTCCCTTCCTGTTCCGCTACCCTTGATGATATGACGAACCAACGACACGCTTATGTCGAACTGATGGAACAAATGGAACGTCACGAATCGGTCCCATGTCAGCGTGCCCCGGAAATCTTTTTCCCGGAAGACTTCACCGACCCGGTTGTCCGCGAACGCGTCATCAAAACTGCGCGTTCATTGTGTGGTACGTGCCCCGTTCAAATGAAATGTTTTGAATACGCCATGATTTCAAAAGAACGTCATGGAATATGGGGCGGGACATTGCCGTCCGATCGCTAACCATCTTCTTCGATGTCTTCGAACTGCGTGTTGATTGCCCAAGCGTTCAAATGCAACCGTAACGCGTGCGCTTGCGTGCGGGTCAGGGATAACGTCCCCGGTTCTTCCATCGCCCACACGTCATGTTCAAGGCGCACGTTCACGTCGCGCCCATCCGAATGCAAAGACATCATGATTTTTCCCCTTCGCTTGCCTTGAATAATTTGAACGACGCCAACCCGGTCAAACCCAATCCAATAATTGTTGAACCGTTGATTGGTGCCAACGGGTCGATCATTCCGGGTGCAAACAAAAACCCGGCACCGACAACCAAAACAATCCACATCTTCATTACCGCACCATCCCATTCGTGATGTGTTGCAATGCCACGTGTTCCGATGCGGGTTTGGGTGACGGTGTTTCGACCGTGGACAATTCGATTTTCTCCCACGCGTTCACAACCTTTGTTGCAAACGCGTTGTCATCCATGATCAACCGCATCAAATACGACGGCACAATCGCATGGTGATTGTTGTACCAGCGGATGACGCGATCTACTTCTTCTTGCTTTTCCACTTCCATGTTGTTGTAGTAACCCATTTTGGTTTCCTTCCGTTTGGGTGGTGTCAATATAACAACCAATCAATGACACCGCACCCTTTTCAATGTCACATTTCCATAACGACCGAAACGGATTTGTCCGACACCGACCCTCACATGTATGGTGGTAGACATCAGTCCGCCAAATAGTCGGCAAAAGAAAGCAGGTCCGTGTAACATGGTAGACATGGCATTTGAACATCACAACTACGACGACATGAGCGTCGAACATTTGGCGTCGATTCGCGACTACGGGATCGAACGCGTCAACACCGTGACGGAAGTATTGAAAACCCAAGTGCGCAAGGCGCATGATGATGGGGAAGAAATCAAACGGTTGGCGATCAAAGCGAACGTGACCCGTCCCACAATCTATTCTTGGTTGGCTAAATAAGAAACGGTCCCCCAGCCGAAAGAAAGAAAAACCGGGGGACCGTTCACGCTACAAGCAAGGAAGGATGCTGCAACCACAAAATTGTAGCACCTACTGGCAGGAATCGCAGTTCAACAAATCCATTGGGTCGACGGGGATTTCGTATCCCCCAACCTTTTCAACCAAGTCAACATCCGCCATCATTTGCCAGCCTTGTCGTACTGCAACACGGACGTCAACAAAGACATCACACCGGCAAGCGCCGCCACCGATGCCACGTTTGCCCAATCCACCGCCAAAATTCCCACGGCACCGACCGACATCGTAGCCAACGCGGTTTGCGCCACCGTCTTGATTGCCCTCTCCGTTGCATAGGCAAAATAGTTTTTGATCTTATCCATCAGAATTTTCTCCATTCATGGCACGGTTTTCATACGCCGCACCGAATATGTACGACGTCAAAATCAATGATACCAATGCGACCCCACCAGTCACCAGGTCGCCCGCGCCCAACTTGTCCTGCCAAACGGCAATCACCGCGGACAAAATCATTCCCACACCGATCGCAAACGCGGCGAACACATAACGGCGACGGATCGTCCACGACGGCTTAGACATCAAGGAACCTTATGATCAACGGCATGGCAGCGGATATGAACCCGGCGATCGCCATGATTTGCCACACACGCATTTCCACTTTGCGCAAACGGTCATTGATGTTCGCCAATTCCAATTTTGTTTCCGCCTCATGTTCTTTCAACTTTTGCGCGGTCGTGGGTAAATTCTGATTCAGTTTTTCCAACTGTGATTTCATGTCCATCACGGTCGAATAAACATCCCGCAAGGTCACACGCATTGACGGTTCTTGTTCGGTCATCAGATCGTCCCATCGTTGATTGCACGTTGCAAAGCGGAAATCGTCAGACGCCCCCACACGCCATCAGGTTTCACACCTAAGCGTTGTTGTACCATCCGGCGGGTTTCTGGTCCCAGACGCCCGTCTATGGACGCTCCGGACCATTCCTGAACCGCCCGATACGTCATCACACCAGGTCGCCCGTCCGGAATGCCTTTATATAAACCCATATTCTTCAACGCGGTTTGAAAAGCCTTCCACGTGTTCCGATTCAACCGACCATCAACCTTCAACACGGGCAACGAAACCGATGGTGCCCCATCAAAAAACGGGACCGGATCAACCGTGTCACCCCAACGACGCGAACGCCGCAGTTCGAAATGCAAATGCGGACCGGTCGACGCGCCCGTGTTCCCGCTATGTGCAATCACTTCACCGACCCCGACCCGTGTACCGTTCAAAAGGTGGGAAGGTTTTTGCAAATGATAATAAACCGTGAACACATCGTCAGCATGTTTCACGATCAACGTGTACCCGCCCGACGCACCCGATCCTTTGTGGACAATGATTCCATCCGCCGGGGCGCGTAGTTCCGTCCCGACCGGCATAGCCACATCAACACCTTGATGTTTGGTTATGCGACCCGTGATCGGATGGCGACGGGGACCGTAAGGACTACGTGAATTGATTGTGTAAGTGTCAGCCCACGGATGAATTAGTTTCATCGATCACACGTCACATCGAACCGGGCAAATGTGTGTTTGGCAGAACTCACCGCAACGCCCAGAACACTGATGGTCAATGCCACACCATGCGCAGTTAGACATCAGCGACTACCCAGTCACCAGCTTCTTCATCCCAAACATGTACACCCTCAGCAGGGTAGGCGATAGGTGCAACCCATTGGCAGGTTGCCTCATCGAG